GCGGGCATCGTGGCCGACATTCGCTCGGGCGTCATCCGCCACATCAGCGCGGGCTACACCGTTGAGCGTATGGAAATGACGCCGCCCGAGCAGCGCACCGACGGCGGTGCCAATTGGCTCTACCGCGCTGTAAGCTGGACGCCCGCCGAAATCTCCTTTGTTCCCGTTCCTGCGGACGCCGGTAGCGGCACCCGCTCGCAACCCTCAACAGGCGCCACGCCTTGCGAGTTCGTCACCCGGGCAGCCGCCCAAACCACCCCGAAAGAAACCATGCCCCAAGAAAACGAACAGGGCGGCACCCCCACCACGGCCGCCGTCACCCCTGCCACCGAAACCCGAGCAGCCGCACCTGTGTCCCCCGAGGCGCCTGCCGCGCCCGTGGTTGATCTGCAGGCCCGCGCCGCCGACATCAGCGAGCTCTGCGCCCGCCACGGCGTGCCCGCCCTGGCCGCTGGCCTCATTCGATCCGGCGCCGATGTGAGCGCCGCTCGATCCGCTGTGCTAGACGAGCTGGCCCGCGTTGACGCAGCCGCTGGTGGGCACCGCAACTCAGCACCCCGCATCGAGACCGTGCGCGACCAGCACACCACCCGCATGGCCGGCATTGAGCAAGCCATGATGCACCGCATCAGCCCAAGCGCTCAAATGGACGACAACGGCCGCCAGTACCGGGGCATGAGCCTGCTCGAAATCGGGCGCGAAATGCTGGAGGGCAGCAGCGTCAACACGCGCGGCATGGCGCGCAACGAAATTGCCAGCGGCATGATTCAGGTGCGCAGCGGCGGCATGCACACCACGTCAGACTTCGCCAGCCTGCTGGGCAGCGTGGCCAACCGGCGCCTGCGCGCCGCCTACGAAGAAAGCGCCAGCACCTACCAGGCCTGGGCTCGCCGCGCCCCAAACGCACCCGACACCCGCAACATCAACGTGGTGCAGCTCTCAGGCGCACCCGATCTGCTGCAGGTCAACCAGGCCGGTGAATACACCTACGGCACCTTGGTCGACGGCGAGGTCAGCTACAAGGTCGTCAAGTACGGGCGCATCGTGTCAGTGACCGAAGAGGCCATCATCAACGACGACCTGCGCGGCTTCGACCGGCTGCTGAGCGCGTTCGGCTTTTCAGCCTCGCGCCTTGAAAACCGCCTGGCATATGCCCAGCTGGTGGGTGCTGACTACAGCGCACCCAACGGCAACCTGCAAACCGGCGCCTCATCTACGCTGCAGGCCACCTCTTTGGCTGCCGCTCGCACCGCCATGCGCAAGCAAAAAGGCCTAGGCAACGAGCTGCTGAACCTGGCACCCGCTTACCTGATCGTGCCGGTTTCGCTTGAGCAAACCGCCTACCAGCTCACCAGCACGAACTTTGTGCCGGCCACCGTGGGCGCGATCAACGAGTTCAGAGCCGGTGGTCGCACCGCTGTGGAGCCCATCGTCGAGCCGATTCTGGACGAAACCAGCGCCACATCTTGGTACGCCGCCGCATCAAGCGGTGCGGTTGACACCATCGAATATTGCTACCTCGACGGCGCAGAAGGCCCCACGGTCACCAGCAAAAGCGGCTGGGAAGTTGATGGCGTTGACATCAAGTGCAAGCTGTGGTTTGCCGCCAAAGCGGTCGACTTCCGTGGCCTGCACAAGGCCAACGGCGCCTGATTGCCTGCAGAGACTGGCACCGCGCCGGTCTCTGTGATCCACCCCAAATCACACGAGAAACACCCCCATGCGAAACTTTGTACAGACGGGCAACACGCTCACCATCACCCCCAACGTGGCTGTGGCCTCTGGCGTCGGCTTCCTGGCCGGCGCGGGCCTATTTGGCGTTGCCACCGCAGCCGTGGCCAGCGACACCCCTGGCGAATTTATCACCGAAGGCGTCGTGGACATTGCCAAGACCAGCGCCCTGGCCATCGCTGTCGGCGCGCGGGTGTTTTGGATCCCCGGCAGTGCTGCTGTCAACGTCACCGCAGCTTCGCAGGTGTGCGTCGGCATTGCAGTGGCTGCAGCCGCCAATCCATCGCCCACGGTGAAGATCAAGCTGGGCAGCTACCTGCCAGCAGGCACCTAACCGCGCGCTGCGTCAACCAGGCCCCGCCATGCTCGCCCCCTTTGCCGCCATCGAACAGCGCGTCAACGATGCGACCATGCGGCGCCTGTCCAACGCGCAGGCCACCGCCACCATGAAGTTCGGCGAGGTGCTCACCCTGCCGGTCATCTTCGACAACGGCTATGAGCCCGCGCTCGGTGGCTTCGCCGAGTCCAGCGGCCCGAGTGCCCTGGTGCAAAGCGCGCTGGTGCAAGACCTTGCCCACGGCAGCCATATCGAGATCAGCGCGCGCACCTGGCGCGTGGTCGAAATTCGGCCCGATGGCACTGGCATGACCACCCTCGTTCTGGAGCGCGCCGAATGAACAGCGCACTTTTGCAGATCGCCCAGGCGTACACCGCCGCGATGCTGGCCACAAGCCCGCAGCCGCTGGCCGGTGGGCGTGTCTGGCTCAACCGCATGCGCCCTATATCGCAGGCCGACGAGAGCGCCATCGTCATCAGCATCGACGGCGCGCGCGCCACCGAAGTGGTGGTGGGTGCGCTTGACTTTGAGAGCGAGATCCGGGTCGTCTGTTTCGTGCGCGCGGCTGTCACTGGTGGCGAGCCAGCCGCTGCGGTCGACGCGCTGCTCATGGCCGCGTGGTCGCGCATTCAAACCGTCAACCGGCCAGACCTGGGCCTGTTCGGCCCGGCCCAGCTCGATGGGCTTGACTACGACTTCAGCGATCTCGACAGCAGCCTCGTCAGCGCCACCCTGCGCCTGCGCGTGCAACACCGAACCAACACCACCAACCTGGCCCCCTGGGCCTGAGCCACCGCCGCCAGCCATGCCAAAAACCGCCCCTACAGACCCCACGCCCACGCCCAAGACCAAGCCCGAGGCCACGACTGAGCACATCGCCGTGCCGGCCGTGCCAGAGCCCGCCGCCGGCGGCAACTACCTGCGCGATCCCGTCACCGGCGTCGTCACCCAAAACCCCGCGCACAAGCGCGCACCGGAGTAACTTATGCCCAATCGCTTAACGCGCAACACCGCCATTCTGCTCAAGTTGGAGACCACCTATGGCACGGACTCCTCGCCCACCGGTGCAGACAACGCCATGCTGGTGTCCAACCTGACCATCAATCCGTTCAACGCCCAAAACGTCGATCGCGACAACATCCGCCCATTTTTGGGCGGCTCCGAGCAGCTGGTCGGCACCCGGTTTGTGGAGTGCAGCTTTGATCTGGAGATTACCGGCTCTGGCACCGTCGCCACAGCTCCCGCCTGGGGCCCGGCACTGCAAGCGTGCGGCTTTGCCGAGACGCTCACTGCCACCGTGCGCGCCGACTACACCCCTGTCAGCACCAATTTTTCCAGCGCGACCATCGACTACCACACAGACGGCTTGCGCCACAGGCTCACCGGCTGCCGGGGCAATGTGGTCTTCAATCTCGGCGTGGGCGAGCGCCCGGTGATGTCTTTTTCCTTCACCGGCCTCTACAACACGCCCACCGCGGTGGCCAACCCCACTGCCGTGCTCACCGCTTTCCGCGTGCCACAGGTCGTGACCGACGCCAACACCGGCGACATCATCTTGGGTTGCACCCATGCCAACGCCATTGCGCCAGCGCTGGCTTCTGGCACGCCGTTTATTTCGCAAGGCGTGCAGATCGACATGGGCAACACCGTCAACTTCACAGCCCTCTTGGGTGGTGAGACGGTAGACCTTACCCAGCGCGCTGTCACCGCCAGCGTCATGTTTGATCTGAGCGCTGCCGAAGAGGCCGCCGCCTACGCCGCTGTCGAAGCCAACACCCTCACCTCGCTCGGCATGGTGCACGGCACGGTGGCCAACCAGCGCGTTCTGATCTTCTGCCCATCTATGCAGCGCATCAACCCCACCAAGGGCGACGTCAACGGCAAGCTGATGCAGGGCTTTGACATGCGCATGGTGCCCGTGAGCGGCAACGACGAAATCCGCATCGTCACCAGTTTCTAAGCGCCGCTTTGTTTTTGAGCGTGGCAGGGCGTGTTGGGTCCATCCACCACGTCTGCCAGCCCGCCTGACTGGCCGCCACGCTCACCCCCAACCCACATCAGGCACCACACACAAGGCACCCCAAATGGCATTCAAACTCAAGGTTGGCAACACGCTGTCCATCCCCGTCAAGCTGGAAATCAACGACGGCGCCAGCAAGCCCGCCGCCTTCAATTTCAAGCTCACGGCCGCGCGCATGAGCGCAGACGAAGCGTGCGCCCAGTTCGAGGTAGGCGGTGAAAACGCAGATCGCACCGTCGCCGATTTTCTGCACGAAAAGATTACCGACTGGAGCGGCCAAACCCTGGTGCTCGACGACGACACCGGCCAGCCCGTGCCATTCAGCCGCGAAGCCTTCACGGCCATGCTGAGCCTGGTGGGTGTGGCCAATGTGATCTACGGCGCCTACGTCACCGAGCTGCTGAAAGCCGCCCCAGCCGAGGCCGCACGAAAAAACTAACCCGCCTCGCCCAGTTGTGCGCCCTGGGCGAGATACAGGCCGAACCCCCAGACGAAGACGACCCAGATGCCCATGCTGAGCCACCAGACACCACCACAGATGCGCTCGCGGCCTTCGGGCTCAAGCCCGACTGGAGCGATCACACAAGCGCGTCGCCCGTCGAGCCAGAAACATACTGGCTGTGGCCTGAAAACATCGTGCATTGGTGGCGCTGGCAGCAGCTGCAAACCCAGTGGCGCTACCGGCCTCACGGCATGGGTGGCGCTGTTCCCTGCGGGCTCGACTACGCCGGCGTCACCGCCTGGCTCCAAGCCCACGGCTGCCACCAGCGCGGGCGTGGCGCGCGCAATCTGCTCAACGCGATCGAATCCATTCAAGCCTGTGAACGCGGGCACCTGCTCGCGGTCACCGAACTGGCCGCGCGCGCTGCCGACTGAACGAGGAGCACCAGAATGAGAGCGCAAACCGCAGTCATTCGGCTCGCTGTCGAGGGCGCGGCGCAGGTAGAGGGTGCGCTGGGTGGTGTGCAGTCTGGGCTGACCAATCTTGGTGGGGCAGCGGGTGCCGCGCAGCGCAGTTTGAGCACCGTGGGCGGTGCGCTGGCAGCGCTTGGGGTGGGTGTGTCCCTTGGGGCGCTTACCGGCCTGGTGCGAGAGTCTCTCAACACCGCCGATGCCATGACCAAACTGGCACGCTCAACAGGCATCGCAGTGCAAGAGGTGGCAGGCCTGCAGCTTGCTTTCCGTCAAGGCGGCGCAGAAGAAGCCTTCAAGACGTCGATTGCCAAACTCAGCAAAGAAATCGTCGGGGGAAACGAGGCGTTTGCCCGCATGGGCATTGCCCTGCGCGGCAACACGGGAGACCTGAAAAGCACAAGAACCTTGATCGGCGAAGTGGCCGACAAATTCGTCATGTACAAAGACGGCGCCGAAAAAACCGCGCTTGCACAAGAGCTGTTCGGCAGGGCTGGAGCCGATCTGATTCCCATGCTCAATGCCGGCGGCCAAGCCCTTTCCGACTTCGACCAAAAAGCCGCCGATCTGGGACTGACCATCAACGAGACCACCGGCCCG